TTTTGGCGGACATGGCGCGCATTGCGACACGTCAGGCCAGTTCCGCTTTGCTGGGCAGCCTGGTGGGGGCGGCGGCGAGTTACTTCGGCGGCAGTGCCGCTGGTGGCAACGGGCTGGCGGCCGGATCTACAGGTGCTGCATCTTCCAACCTCGGCGCTTCAGCGGGGGGCTACTCCGGCAGCTACTTCCCGCAAGCCATGGGTGGCGCCTGGTCGGGCGGCGTGCAGATGTTCGCCGACGGCGGCGCGTTCACCAACTCCATCGTCAGCAAGCCAACCTCGTTTGGCATGGCGAACGGCAACATGGGTATCGCTGGTGAGGCCGGTCCGGAGGCGATCATGCCGCTGACTCGGACGTCCAGCGGCAAGCTTGGCGTTATGGCCATGGGCGGCGGGTCCGGCGCAACGCAGATCAATGTCGAGGTGCATATCGACGGGGATGGCAACGCATCGTCCTCCGCCGACGCGCCTGGCTACGACATGTTTGGCAAGGAGCTGGCGGCTTTTGTTGAGCAGAAGTATCAGCAGCTACGCAACAAGGACATGGGCCAGGGCGGCGTCATCAACAAAGCAATCAAGGGGCGCTGATGGCAATCGAACGATTCACCTGGGCAACGGAAAAGGGCGCGGAGGGTGATGTGACCCAGCGCGTCCGGACCAAGCAGTTCGGCGATGGGTACGAGCAGTCGGTCGAAGACGGCCTCAATAACCAGTCCCAATCCTGGCCGCTCACGTTCACCGGCGGCAAGGCTCGTGTTCTGGAAATCAAGGCGTTCCTCGATCGGCACAAGGGCGCCAAGGGTTTTCTATGGGAGCCGCCCTTGGGCGAGCTTGGCCTTTACAAGTGCAACGGCTACAAACCGGTTCACCGTGGCGGTCAGGTCTACGCCATCACCGCGACCTTCAAGCAAACCTTTCATCCCTGAGGCCAATCCATGGCACTGATCACGGACATCCAGAAACTGGAGCCCGGCGGCGAGATTCGCCTGTTTGAAATTGACGGGACTGAGTACGGCGCGGATTACCTGCGCTTCCACGGGCATGCCATTCCGCACACACCTGAAGAGCTGCTGGCCTACGAGCATTTGGAAGAGGATCTGCCGGCGAAGTCGATCTGGTGGCAGGGAGAGGAGTACGCGGCCTGGCCGGTGCAGATTGATGGGATTTCTTCGAGTAGCGACGGCACAGCCTCACGGCCGACGTTCGCCGCCGGCAACGTCAACGGCCGCGTCACCGCGCTGTGCCTGGCCTTCGAGGACATGCTCAAGTTCAAGCTGACAGTTCGAGAGACCCTGGCTCAGTACCTGGACGCGGCCAACTTCCCCGACGGCAACCCGACTGCAGACCCGACCCAGGAAGCGCTGGAGATTTGGTATATCGACCAGAAAACCAGCGAGGACGGCGAGGCCGTGGTCTGGGAGCTATCTTCCCCGGGCGAGATCGACAACCACGGGTTACCCGGCAGGCAGATGACCACGTTCTGCCACTGGGCCATGACCAATGGATACCGTGGGCCTGACTGCGGTTACACCGGCGCGGCCATGTTCGACGATGAGGACAACCCCACGGATGACCCTGCCAAGGATCAGTGCAAAGGCTGCCTGTCGTCCTGCAAGTTGCGCTTTGGGGAGAACAACGAGCTGTCCTTCGGTGGCTTCCCCGCCGTTTCCCTGATAGCCAGGAGCTGACCATGCGCAAACACATCATTGCGGCGATCCAGGCGCACGCGGCAGCGGAGTATCCCCGCGAGTGCTGCGGGCTGTTGTTGGCCATAGGGCGCGCGCAGAAGTACTTCCCATGCCGGAACATCGCCACGGAGCCGAACGAAGAGTTCCGGCTAGATCCCGAGGATTACGCCGCCGCGGAAGACTTGGGTGAGGTGATTGGCATTGTCCACTCGCACCCGGATGCCACCAGCCGGCCGTCACCGCATGACCTGGCCATGTGCGAGGCCACGGCCTTGCCCTGGCACATCCTGAGTTGGCCCGAGGGCGATCTCAGGTCGATCACTCCAACGGGCAGCACGCCGCTGCTCAATCGCCCATTTGTTCATGGGGTTTGGGACTGTTGGGGTATTTGTGCCGAGTGGTACCAGCGCGAATGGGGTCTGGAATTCGAAGCCTTCCAGCGCGCCGATGGCTGGTGGGAGAGTGCGGAGAACGCCAGCCTGTACGAGGCGAACTACGAGACCGCCGGCTTTGTACGCGTAGACCGGCCGCAGCGCGGCGACATGATCGTTATGCGGGTCGGGCGCACCGTTCACCCGAACCATGCTGGGATCTACCTGGGCACCGACCCAACGCTGCCCGGTGAAGAGTCAGGCGCCTTTGGCCCCGGCCCATTCATGCTGCACCATCTGTACGGCAGGCCGTCCGAGATTTTGGTGTTCGGCGGACCGTGGCATGACAGAACTCGCCTGATCCTCAGGCACAAAGATGCTCAGTCCAGATCGCCCAATGAATAAATGGAAAACCCGTGCTTGGCTAGATGGGTGACTTGCACCGACCCGCCTATATAAACGCGATTTAGGGCTTTTTCGTCTTCCTGTCGCGATTGCGCGCGCATTATGTCGGGCGCACACGCAGGGAACGAATCCAAGTCGATACCCGCTTTATCCATAAGCTCTGGCTTTACCCCGAGCCCATAATCTAAACGCTCGGATTTGAAGTCCGACACAGAACGGTAAGCGAATCCATGGATTTTTCCAGAATCGTCGGAAATCCCGAAGTGATAGATCGTTGCAGTTTGGTCTTGGAGGGCGGGGACATAGCGATTCAGTTCGCTCCAGAGGGCCTGAAGCTCCTGGGGTGCATGAGCATCGACCGTATCTACATTGAGGGCAAAACCTTGGTTATTCACAAGGCCTATCCAGCGACTGAAGAGAAGCGCCGATCCGGTACCTGCGATGATCATTCGCATGTGAGGTATAGAGATGGCTTTGCTGGCGAATCCTGGGGGCGTGTCGACGGAATAATGTAAAAGCGTATCCGTGGCCACAATTGCGTCGTTTTCATCCGTGTAGAACAAGAGCGAGGACATAGGGCCTCCTGGCCGAATTTGAGAGTGCGGAGGCTACTACCGCTCTCCGATCATCCGTTACTGGCATTCCATCCACGCTGGATGCCTGGCCAGGTCCGGGGTACAGTCCTTTCCTTCCAGGGGAGGACGACAATGAAAGTTTGGCTGACGGTTTTGTCTGCGCTAATTCTCGCGGGCTGTGCGGACAGTGGGCCGATGAAGGTCGGACCTGATACGTACACGATTTCAACCCGGGTACCTTTTGGCGGACCTGCGTCCGCGAAGGGGCAGGCGCTCAAAGAAGCGAACTCGTTTTGCGAGTCTCAAGGCCGGGAAATCCTGCTTGATCATATGCAGGCTAGTGAGTGCGCATTGCACGGCGGTTGCGGTGAGGCCGAGATTTACTTCTTCTGTCTGGCGAAGGGCGATCCGCAATTGAAACGCCAAAAATACAGTCCAGATCCCACGCAGAAGATTGAAATCGATCAGCGCTGATCAGCCACGGCTTTTTGCATCTGTACTTGGTTGTAACGTACTGTGTTTTCCCCTCTCTAGCATGCGGCGTGTTACCTATGTCTGACGAAGTTCGGCTTGTCGTCATCATCAATACCCAGCCAGGTCGAGGCTCGGACCAGCTCGCGGCTTTTGAAAAACTCGCTCCTTTGGTCAGGGCTGAGCAAGGGTGCATCCAATATGATATCCATCCTGTGGTCGGAAACAGCGATAGCTTTGTGTTGATCGAGAAGTGGGCATCAAAAGAAGCGCTTGATGCCCATGATCTCGCTCCGCATATGCTTGAGGCAGCCAAGCATAACCTGACGTTCCGTGCGGGGCCGGCTACAGTGCTGTTTTTGGAGCCTGCGGTGAAGAAGGGCTGAGCTCACAACAGGAGAGCCCAGCCCCATGCTGGGTTTTTTGCATCTGTCCCTCGGTGCTACAGTCGCTCTAGCTCCAAGAGGCATTACCAGATAGCCAAGTGGTTTTTCTTTTTGATCCCAATAGGTGTGCTAATGCAGAATTCCCCTCCTGATGGCCTGCCTGCCTATCGAATACTGACAGGCAAGGATGACGCGACCTTTTGTCATCGAGTATCTGAAGCTCTTGCGCTGGGCTACCAGCTTTATGGCTCGCCAGCTGCAACCTTTAACGGCGAGTACGTCGTAGTGGCTCAGGCAGTTGTCTGGAGCCCTGCCAAGTAGGCTGGTCGCAATACAACAAGCCCAGCCCAGCCCCGCCCCGCGTTGGGCTTGTTGCATCTATAGCCAAGCCATTACGCCTCCATGGCGTGAGCATGTGCCGCGCCGATGCTGGCTAAAGCTATAGGAGTTGTCACGACATCTGGCGGTCGCGCCCTCTGGTGCATTATCCGATTTTGTATGGGCGGGGCTGTGTACAGTCTTTCCGTCGCTATTGGAGTAAGAACCATGCTCGATGAGTTGAGACTCATCAGGGAGTAAGGCCTGCTGGGGATCGTTTTTAGCTTTTGCGAAGACGGGCTGATAGATCAGGCAGGCAGCAAGAACCAGATAGGCTAGTTTCATTCGGTGAGCAATCCTTTGTATGTGCGTGGCGGCCGCCCAGCTTTATTAGCGCCCCCCAGTCCTTGGGCTTGCAGGCAAAGGACTGAGAAATCCTTGCGTGAAGGCAAGAGGCTACTATCGGAAGGGTGAAGTGTGTTACTGAGTATTCGTACAGGAGGCTTGGGTAGCGCTTGCTGGACGAAACTGACGCGTGACACGCTATATTCTTGGCCGGATACCATAGGGAGCAGTTAGAAATGGAAAGCAGTGAAGAGCTAAAGCGGCAATATATTGAGGCAATGGGGGATGGACTTGGTAGCGTCTTTTGGACGCTTCACCTCCATGTTTCTGACCTGTATTTAGTTTGGAGACAATACGAACAGCTTTTTGCTGAGAACGAGGAAACGGTAGTTCTACTCAACGAGAGTGCTCCGACGTTCTTCGGCGTTATTCAAGGGCAGCTCTGGGATAGCGTAATGATAGGAATATCAAGGCTAACTGACCCTGCGAAGACCTTCAAAAGTCAGAACCTAACGATACTCGCCCTCCCAGCTTTGATATCTGACGCGAACCTTAGGCGTGACGTGCAAATCCTCTGTGATGTTGCGCTCAACGATGCTGAGTTTGCACGCACTCATCGCAACAAGAGGATTGCCCACAATGATTTAGACTACGTAATCGATCGTGCAGCACATCCGCTACCTGCCGCCACCAGAGTTAAGATCAAGGCCAGTCTAGACTCGATATGCTCGGTGTTGAACGCACTTAATGGGCGTTATAAAGAAAGGACATGCTTTTATGACGACGTCATTTTTAATGGCGGCGCAGGCAGTTTGGTCCATCGACTCAGACGCACCACCAAGCAGTAATTGTTTTATACGGATCAGGGCTCTGGCTCGGACTTTTTGTGTGCCCAGCTAAATGCTACAGTCCAGCCAAACCAAAGAGGGAACGACATGCGAATTTTGATAGCGGCGGTAGCGGTCGCGATGCTGGCGGGTTGTGTGTCGCCCAGCGATCTCGAAAGTAACAAGACGAGCATTTCAGCCACGACAAAGAAAGACCCAAAACAGTACGCGTTATGCGTCTTTCCTAAGTGGCAGTCGTCCCGTACCGACTCGTCAATGGTGGAAACGGAGACTGGCTATCGCTTATGGGTCGCGAGCAACAATATGGCCGACGAACTACTGGATATCAGCAGAAGCTCTTTTGGCAGCACGGTGATTCTGCGACAGCGCATGGCGTGGTCCGCGATGCCAGGGCGATCAGGAATTGAATCCGCCGTGAGAAAGTGCCTCTAAAAGTGGATGTAAACAAGGCCGCCTTCGGGCGGTTTTTTATTGCCTGGAGAATCTAATGGCCGCTGTAGCAATCGAATATCACCCTCTGACTACGATCCTTCTTTTTGGCCAACTACGGCAGTTCGGCCGTATCTTTAAGCTCGCTGTGCGAACGCCCGCGGAAGCTATAAAGGCGCTAAGCGTGCAGATCCCTGGGTTTGAGCGATTTCTTTCAAACGCCAAGTCCAGAGGTATCGAGTTCGCAGTTTTCAGAGGAAAGAAAAATCTGGGGGAGGGCGAGCTTGGATATGTCGGCGAGGGGGAAATTCGCATTGCTCCGGTAATCACCGGGAGTAAGCGTGCCGGGATTCTCCAGACCATCGTCGGGGCCGTACTGCTGGTGGCGAGTATATGGGTTCCCTCGTTGGCTCCGGCGGGCGTGGCCCTAGTCGCTGGCGGCGTAATCCAGATGCTCAGCCCCCAGGGCGGCGGCCTCAAAACCAGCGCCGCACCAGAGAACACTCCCGGTTACGCCTTCGGCAGCGCCAAGAACACCACTGCATCTGGCAATCCTGTATCGCTGTGTGCCGGCCGCCGGCGATGGGGTGGTGCAATTATCAGCGCGGCAATCTACGCCGAAGACCAGATGTAGCAAGCACCCGCAACACCGCAGCCGCCCACGAGGCGGTTTTTTATTGTCTGGAGGAAAAGATGGGCGACGACAGCAAGGTCGATATCCACGGCGCCAAGGGTGGCGAAGAGAAACCGAAAACACCAACAGAAGCCCCGGACAGTCTGCGTTCCGTCGCCATTGCTAAAATGCTGATTGCCGTGGGCGAGGGTGAGCTCGAAGGTGCGCCGACGGCCCGTGACATCTACCTCGACAATACCCCCCTTCAAGACCCCCAGGGGAACATGAACTTCCCGAACGTGAAGTGGGAATGGCGCAGCGGGGCAGTGGACCAGGCCTATATCCAGGGAATTCCGTCGGTGGAGAATGAAACCACCATCAGCACCGAACTTCGGAGCGGAACACCGTGGGTTCGCGCGATCAGCAATATCCAGCTTTCGGCTGTTCGTGTGCGCTTCGCCTGGCCGGCGCTCCAGTCGGTTGACGCCGGCGGCAACATCAATGGTTACGCGATCGGCTACAAGGTCGAGTTGGCCACAGACGGCGGCGCGTACCAGGAGGTTTTAAACGAGGCCGTTTCCGGCAAGACCACCAGCCTGTACGAGCGCACGCGGCGTATTGATCTTCCGCGGGCAACGACTGGCTGGCTGTTGCGGATCACTCGCCTGACGCCCAACCAGAACAACAACAAAATCTCCGACACAATGCAGATCGCCGGCTTCACCGAGGTGATCGACGCCAAGATCCGGTACCCGAACACTGCGCTGCTCTACATCGAGTTTTCGGCCGAGCAGTTTCGCAGCATCCCGGCGGTGACCGTCGAGGGCGATGGCCGGAAGTGGCAAGTGCCGAGCAACTACGATCCTCGAGCCCGCAGCTATTCCGGCATCTGGGACGGCACCTTCAAAGAGGCGTGGACCGACAACCCGGTCTGGCACACCTACGGCATCACCACCAATGACCGCTTCGGCCTAGGCCGTCGCATCAAGCCGTGGATGGTGGACAAGTGGGAGCTCTACCGCATCTCGCAGTACTGCGACCAACTGGTGCCGGACGGCAAGGGCGGCCAGGAACCGCGCTTCATCTGCAACCTGAACCTGCAGAGCAAGGCTGACGCCTGGTCGCTGCTGCGCGACATCTCGGCTATCTACCGGGGCATGACCTACTGGGCCCAGGGCCAGGTCTTCACCCTGTCGGATATGCCTCGGGCCACTGACTTCGACTTCGCCTACACCCGGGCGAATGTGATCGACGGCAAGTTCACCTACTCGAGTGCGTCGGAGCGTACCCGGTACAGCCGCGCGCTGATCAGCTACGACAATCCGGCGAACAACTACGACACCGACGTCACTGCCGTTACGGATGCCAAGTTGCAGCGACGCTACGGCGACAATCCGCTGGAAATTAGCGCCATCGGCTGCACCCGCGAGTCGGAGGCGCAGCGCCGCGGTAAGTGGGCGCTGCTCACCAACTCCAAGGACCGGGCCGTTACCTTCAAGGTCGGCCTCGACGGGCGTATCCCGCTGCCTGGCTACGTGGTCCCGATCGCCGATGAACTCCTGGCCGGTCGGCCGGTGGGCGGGCGCATCTCGGCGGTGAATGGCAAGGTCATCACACTGGACCGTGATACCCAGGCCAAGCCCGGTGACCGATTGATTCTCAACTTGCCCGACGGCAAGTGCGAGGGGCGCACCGTGCAACTGGTCAGCGGCCGGCAGGTCACCGTTACCGTTGCCTACTCCGTTGCGCCCGAACCCGAACTGGTGTGGGCGCTGGATGCCGACGACCTCGCCATCCCACTGTACAGGGTGGTGAGCGTGGCCCGGCCGGAGCCTGGCGTGTTTGAGATCTCGGCCGTGCAGTATGACCCGAGCAAATTCGCGCACATCGACACCGGCGCGCGCCTGGAAGAGCGCCCAATCAGCGTCGTGCCGATCACCGTCGTTCCGGCGCCGGCGAGTGTCGACATCACGTCGAGCTACGCCGTGAACCAAGGCATCGCCATCAGCACCATGAACATCTCGTGGCCTGCGGTCACCGGCGCAGTCGCCTATGACGTGGAGTGGCGCAAGGACAGCGGCAACTGGATCAAGGTGCAGCGCACCGGTTCGACCAGCGTCGACGTCATCGGCATTTACTCGGGTGCCTACGTGGCCAGGGTTCGGTCAGTGAGCGCCTTCGAGATTTCCTCGATCTGGAAGAGCTCCAATCTGACCAATCTGGAAGGGAAGGTCGGCCTGCCGCCGGCGGTAGCGTTCCTGACCACCTCCAGCCTGGTCTATGGCATTGGCATCCAGTGGGGCTTCCCGCCGGGCGCTGAGGACACCCAGCGGACAGAGCTTTGGTACAGCCAGTCGCCGGACCTAACCACTGCGGTGAAGCTGAGCGACTTCAGCTACCCGCAGGCCAAGCACGAGATGCAGAACATCCTGGCCGGGGCGAGCGTCTACTTCTGGGCTCGCCTGGTGGACCGTGCCGGCAACGTCGGGCCGTTCTGGCCGATCCCGGGCGCCGTGAATGGCCGGGCCAGTTCTGACCAGACCGAGTACGACAAGTACTTCGCCGAGAAGATCGGCAAGGGCGCGCTGTACCAGAGCCTGCGGGAAGAGATCGACCTGATTACGGGTGATGGGCCGGGCTCGGTCAACGATCGCCTGGAGAAGGCCAAGCAGGAACTGGAGGATCTGATCTCGGAAGTGGTCGATGCTCTGGAGTACGTCTCCACAAAGGCCTACGCCAAAGGCGACATGGTCCGGGTAGGCCAGCAACTGTTCCAGGCCACCAAGGCGGTACCGGTCAACACCACTCCGCCGAACGCCAACTACTGGTTCAACCTGGGCACCATCGCCGAAACGAATGCGGCGATGGCACTGGAAATCAGCCAGAACAAGGCGGCCATCGAAGAGGTGGACGGGAAGGTCACGGCCACCGCCGAACGCTTGGAAGGCGTCTATGCGCTGGTGAAATCCGACTCTGCAGGCTCGGAGCAGGGCAGTGCGGGCGATGACACCGCCTCGGCCGGGGCCTGGTCGCTGATGTCCGCAATTGCTGAGCGGGATTTCGCGCAGTCGCAGCGTACAGATATTGTCGAAGCGAATGTGGCGGCGAACGCGGCAAGCATCACGACCGTGCAGACAGCCATGGCAACTGACAAAGCAGCCACTGCCGAAGAGATCAAAACCCTTAAGGCGGTCGCCGGTGATAACTCGGCAGCTATTCAGGTCGTCAGCAAGGCCCAAGTCACCACCGACGGTAAGGTTTCGGCGATGACGACGATCAAGGCCGAAACCACCAGCAACGGCAAGAAGGTAATGGCAGGGCTTTCCTTGGGCTCTGATGGCAATACATCGGAGATCCTCGCGTTCGCTCAACGCTTCGCAATTGTGGATGAGGTGAGCGGGCAACTGATAACGCCATTCGTGGTGAGTGGTGGCCAGGTCTTTATAAACCAAGCGGTCATCAACAAGGCATTCATCCAGGAGATCATTCTGGGGATGACGCTGAGATCTGAAGCGGTTGACTCCAAGGGGCGGCCGTTGCTGGAAATCAACGTCAAGGCCGGCACGTTCACGCTTCGCAGCGCCGGCACCGGTGGCTCGACGCTGCTCAATAACGATGGCCTTGCGGTGTACGACATCAACGAGCTTCTGCGTGTATTGGTGGGGAGACTTTCGCCATGACCTATGGAGTGAGGACGTGGAGCGCGAATGGCGTGCTCGAAATGGATACCGACAGCTACACCTATCAGGTGCTGCACAATGCGCTCTACAACCTGGCCGTCACTCCTGTGGTGACGGTGTCCATCCCCGGGTTTGATCCTGCGAACTGTACTGCTGTCGTACTTCCGACAGTTGCCGCTGCGAACCAATACTGTAGCA